TTACACTTTGTCTTTTTTACTTGTCTTCGGTATTTCATTCATTTGTTTAAGAATTTCATTTTGTTCTTCATACCCTGCTTCTCCAGCTTTAAACAAATAAGGAAAGCCTCCGTTTTTAGGTAAAGTTTTTTCTACAACTAGCATTTTTAGCCTGTCATTTGGCACGACCATCTTAGTTTTGCGGTCTGTCATGTAAAAAATAGTCTTGAAAAAACCGACGCGAACTATACGTGCTTGCCTTCCGGAAATATATAGAATGTCATCGTTTTGAAAATCTTTTCCCATAAATACCATAAACCCTTCAGCTGCTTTATGTATAGCGTCTTTTAAGAGTACAGCCAAAAAACCTGCAAGAATAAACCAGCCATAGGTGCCGATTAAATCTTCTAGCATTTGCTTCACGTGGGGGGTTATTAGTTCGTTGGCCATATTTTATATTACACTGTTTTTATTTTAGTGTATTATTAAATGATATGCCTAAAGTAAGGACTAGGGCCGTCCTTGAGTCTTTTGACGACTTAGAGATTAGCCCAAAGGGTGTCGGGGTAGATAGAAGTGTTTCAATCTACCAAAGAGAAGCGCTAAGGGATCATTTTCATATCAAAGATCTAAATTGGACAGAAAAGCAAAAAGATTTTATAAAATTAGCGCTAGATGATTCTACAAAGATTGTTTTCACAACTGGCCCAGCTGGAACTTCTAAAACTATGCTTGCCGTATATGCAGGATTAAGGCTTTTAAACAAAAAAGCTGTTTCTGAAATAGTGTATGTAAGGTCTGCAGTAGAAAGTTCTGACGCGAGGTTAGGTTTCCTACCCGGAGATGCGGACACTAAATTACATTATTTCAACTTACCCTTTATTGATAAGCTTAACGAGCTTCTATCTGAAGCAGATATTAAACGCTTACAAAAAGAGGAGAGAGTCGCGACTTACCCAATCAACTTCTCCAGAGGAATGAGCTGGAATGGAAAGTGTTTGATTTTAGATGAATGCCAAAACAGCACTCTTAAAGAAATTATTACTTTCCTCACGAGAATTGGCCACAACAGCAAAATATTTATTTGTGCTGACCCAATGCAGACTGACCTTAAAAACGGCAACAGAGGGGCATTTGTGAGGCTTAAAGAGCTATTTAGCGACGACGAGTCTAAAGACAACGGTATACATACTTTTGAGTTCGGTGAAGAAGATATTGTTCGCTCAGATATTCTAAAGTATATAGTCAAAAAAGTTAATACTCTAGAATAATCATAGCGTTTTACCTATAAAAGTGTATTATTATTGACTATGAAGGCTTATTGTATGAACTGTGGTGCTCTTATGGAGTTTCAAGCAGGTAACAAACCTAAGTTCTGCTCCTCTTGTGGAGCTAACACTTCAACTGGAAAAGTTGCTCCTGTTAAGAAAGCTGTAGCCAAGCCTGTAGTAGAACAAGTTAATTTAGAAGACGAAGAAGAAAATTTGAGTGTTCCTGACATCTCTGGACTAGACTTTGATATACAAGGCTCATTAAAAGTTCAAAAAGCATCAATTGGAGACTTGATGAGTGTTTCTGACGAAAGTGGAAACGAGTTCATCCCTACGGAGATGAAGTCAAGTGCCCCGAAGCAAAGCAAAAAGAAATTCATGGAACAATTTCAAAGAGAAGCCGGAAGCCTTAGGGAAGGCGGCTAATGGCGGTAGACAAAAAACACTTTGAAGATTTTATAGATACTATAGATGAAGAGATAAGGAAAAGAAAGTCTAAATGGAAGTTAACTTCTATTACTTGGATGGACTTTGACGATATCTCTCAAATTCTTAGGATTCATATTTATAAAAAATGGCACTTGTATGATCCAGCTAAGCCTTTGGCTCCTTGGCTTAATAGGATCATCACTAATCAGATAAAAAATTTAATTAGAAACAACTACGGCAACTATGCTCGTCCTTGTTTAAAATGCGCTGCTTCAGAAGGTGGAGATTTGTGCGTAATATACGAAAAGCAATGTGCTGACTGTCCTTTGTACGCCCATTGGGAAAAAAGTAAAAAAATAGCTCACGATGTAAAAGTTCCTGTTTCTCTAGAGAATCACCAGCAAGACTTAGGCAACATGAGAGAAGACTCTGCGCTAGATATAGATTTAGCATTCGGAAAACTAAACCAAGTTCTGCCGAAATACCTAAAGCCGATAGAATGGAAAATATACGAAAACTTATATATCAAAAATCTTTCAGAAGCAGAAGTCGCTAAGTTAATGGGGTATAAGACATCAGAGAAAAATAGAAGCCCCGGGTACAAACAAATAAAAAATATTAAAAAGTCAATAATCTTAAAAGTTAAAAAACTAATAAAAGAAGGCGAGGTGGATTTCCTATGAGTGAAGAAATTAAATTAACGCAAGAGCAGATTAACAATCTCTTAGATATGTGGAATGGATGCGAAAAAGACAACGCGCCATCCTTACTTGAACTTATACAAGAAGGCGCAGGCTTTAAAGGCAAAGACGGAAGAAGTAAAGAGGGTAAAGCCGTCAAAAAGTTTTTAGCGTCAAGAAAGATAAAGGCTCGTCCGTCTAACGAGTACGTAAAGCAGACAGACAATTTTGAACTGTCGGAAGATCAAGTAGAGTTCATTAAGAACAATAGCCGGGATTCCTCTGGTAACGAGATCATGTCTCCTCTAGAAATAGCCAGATACATTACCAAGAATCCCGAGCTTACCTTTTTAAGTATAGAATGCAGAGCTGTAAGAGACTTCCAAGCTAAAGAAGGGCTTGTAGTTCAAGCAGAAGAAGAAGAGTCAGGAGACTATAAGGCGCCCAAATCAATAGATAGGGCTATACCAAGAATAAACAAGTATGTACATGACGAGAAACTAGACAAGGAGAACTTAAATTCTAGGAAGAAAGCAGAAGTAGAAAATTTAATAAATTATTTAAATACTTTTAGATTTTGTCATCAGATTAATACTTATAGAAGTGATACTGATAGAGAGCTTTTTGAGTCTTCGTTTATAAGGTATACTCATAATAAGTCTGACCTTACCCAAGAAGAAGTTGACCAGTATATCGTTTTATCCGCTGAAGTGGTTATCTCAGCTAATATCCAAAGAAGAATAGAAAGACTTTCTAGACTCTTGGATGAAGCTGCTGATGACACCGAAGGAGCTAGGATTTCTATGGGTTTAGTTGAATCAATCAATACAGCTCAAACAGAGTATAACCAATGCGTCAACAGACAACAAAAGCTACTAGAGAGTCTGAAGGAAAAGAGAAGCGCAAGATTAAGCAAACAAATAAAAGAAAACGCCAGCATATTAAACCTTGTCCAGCTTTGGAAGGATGAAGAGAGCAGAAAGAAGATGGTGGCACTCGCAGAAGTAAGAAAGAAAGCACTAGAAAACGAAGTAGAAAAAATATCTTCTCTTGACGAAATTAAAGCTCGGATTATGGGTCTAACAAAAGAAGAGGTTTTAAATGGCTAAGTGTCTTATATGCGATAAAGAATTTCCGGACGACAAAGGGCTACATATGCATTTGCGTACCCATTCTATCAGAATGGTTGAGTATTATCAAAAGTTTTTCCCACGAAAAGATTTACATACCGGGGAAATGATAAAGTTCAAAAACAAAGATTATTATTTCTCTAGAGACTTCAATACTAAAACTAATCTTAAAGCTTGGCTCAAACAACAGACAGAAGATAAGAGGAAAGAGTATTGTAAAGGTATACTCAAAAAAAGGATAGAAGAGGGTAAGTCATTCTTGGCCCCAACGCAAGTTGAACTTAGGAGTATAATGAGTCCTCCAGTTCAGTATTACGAAACCCTCTTTGGAGACTATAGAGGACTTTGTAAAAGCTTAGGCTACGAAAATAGATTCCGCTCTTATCCGTCAGAAGGAATGCTGAATCAAATGATCAAAGAAGGAGCAACAGAAATAGCCATAGACACGAGAGAGCAAAAACCAATTAAATTCTCCGAGGCGACTATAGTCAAAAAGCTAGATTACGGAGACTATACGCTACACGACGAAGAGCTAGCTGTAGGCTGCTATATAGAAAGGAAGTCCATCAACGACCTGATAGGAACAATGAGCGGAGGCCTAGAAAGGTTTAAAAAAGAAATAGAAAGAGCAATGGAGAATGAAAGCTCAATAATTGTACTAGTCGAAAGAACTATTAACGAGTGCCTAGCTTTCGATAGGCTACCATATGTATCGAAAAAGATTAAAGCTAGTCCAGAATTTATATTTAAAAATATTAGAGACTTAATACAGTCTTATCATGACGTTCAATTTCTTTTTGTAAAAGGCAGAACAGAGTCTCAAAGGATAATCAAAAAACTTTTATTCTCTGGAGGTTCATTTCAAGACTATGATCTGCAGTTAGCTTATGACTTAGGGCACTTATGATCTGTTTAACAAAAGAAGAAGCGGTTGCAATAGTATTAATGATGATACTTATTGCTTTATTAGACTAATGTGGTACGAAGCTACAAAATATAAACCTGAGACGGTAGAAGATATTAATGAATACATTCTGTCGCTCAAAGGCGAATTAGAAGACAGGGAAGCTAAAATAACTTTAGCCAAGTTCCTGCGGGCAAACTTGGGCTTAGCTACAGAACTTATCTCAGGAGTCAAGCTTTCCCCATATCAAGAGATAACGCTCAAGGGAATGTTCAACAGAAACTTTAGCATGTGTGTTTGGGGTCGTGGCTGTGGTAAGACTTTCATTTCTGCTGTCTACTGTTTTCTACAATGCATATTTGAGCCAGAAACTAAAATACTTATTGCTGGTCCTACTTTTCGTACTGCTAGATTCATCTTTAATAATATAGAGAAGTTCGTTGAGAGCAAAGGTGCTGAACTACTAGCTCAAGCATTTGGGCACAAGTCAAAAAGAAATGACGCATACGAATGGAAGGTCAACAACGGAACAATAACAGCGATACCGTTGAGTGGTGAAAAGATTCGAGGATTCAGAGCTAATGTACTTGTTCTTGATGAGTTCCTACTTCTGCCTGAAGAAATAATTAAAACAGTGCTCATGCCTTTCTTGGTAGCTCCTCAAAACATGAAAGAGCGTTTAGAGATAAGAGAGATGGAAAATAACCTAATCGAGAAAGGCTTTATGAAAGAAGAGGATAGAATGGTGTTTGAGAACAAAGCTAAGATGATAGCCCTGTCCTCAGCGTCATTTACTTTTGAGAATTTGTACAAAACATACAAGGAGTGGATGACTAAGATTACATCTAATGAGAAAGGTGACGCAAGCTACTTCATCTCTCAGATGAGTTATGAAGCCCTTCCAGAAGAAATGATTGACGGAACGATCATTGAGGAAGCGCAAAGCGGTGGTCAATCGCACTCATCGTTCTTACGAGAGTACTGCGCACAGTTCACTGATGGTAGCGACAGCTATTTTAGTGCTAAAAAGATGCATGACTGCACAATTCCTGATGGACAAACGCCAACTTCTAGAATCTCTGGTAAGGACGGACAAAAGTACATATTAGGCATTGACCCTAGTTTTAGTAATAGCCCAAGCTCTGACTACTTTGCTATGTCCTTATTAGAACTCGATGAAGAGACAGGATATGGTACATTAGTACATAGTTATGCGGTAGCAGGTGGAGACTTAAAAGATCATATAAAATATTTATATTATTTAGTTGAGCACTTTAATATTGTGTTTATATGTATTGATAATGCTGGATATCAGTTTATTGATAGTTGTAATGAGTCGGAGTGGTTCTCGAAGTCTAAAGCAGAGTTGAAGTTTATGGACTTTGACTCAGACAAAGAGGGGATAGACTATGAGAAAGAAATGCGTAGAGCTAGGTTCCAATACAACGTTGAGGACAAGAAGATAGTGTTTAAGCAAGTCTTCACCTCTAATTGGCTCAGAAAAGCTAATGAGTACCTACAAGCATGCATTGACCACAAGAAGTTATGGTTTGCTTCTCGAGTGACTGCTCATGGAACTCAGTTTGATCGAGTGTCGTCAACCAAAATACCTATTGACAAAACTGGCCATGACAACCTCCTAGATTTGATTGAGTTTCAAGACAGTTGGATTTATCAAACTAAAAAGCAGTGTGCGTTGGTAGAAGTTAAGTCAACCGCCAAAGGAACCCAAAGCTTTGACTTACCGCATCATTTAGCTAGGAGCACTTCAGCGAGTAGAGCACGAAAGGATAACTATACAACCCTCATGTTAGCTAATTGGGCTTTAAAATGTTATAACGACATGATGAGCGAAAAAGAGGAAATTGGTACTACTTTTTCACCTAGGTTGATATGAAGAAGCTTTATTTGATACATTGTCGCGGACTCGGAGACATTATTTCTGCCACTCCTTCTTTAAGAAAACTATCAAAATCTTATGGAGAAAAAATAGATGTCGTTACTTATAGTCCAGAGCTTTTCAAAAATAGTCCATACGTTAATAAAGTATTTTCTTGGGAAGACGACGTCGATAAAATAAAAAACGAACACCAAGAAGAGGGTATCTTTAATACATCTAACGGTTACCAACTAAACCACTCTTTTGACATAAGAGCTTTGCACGCTAAGTATTTAGGGTTCGGGCTTTTGCCGGAAGAAATGGAATATGATTTTATCCCCGATAAATACGAAGACCTAAATCTCCCCTCAAATTATATTTGTATTCATCCTGCTTTTAATTGGGAATCTAGAACTTGGCCTCAGGAAAAATGGCAAGAGCTTATAAACTCCCTCATAGAGCTAGGCTACAAAGTAGTAGTAACAGGAAAAAGTGAAGAAAAACCAGAAATAGGAAATTGGCATAAAGTAAAATATATATTTAAATTTAAAGAAAACCCAAACTTAATAGATCTTTCTGACAAA